CCTGTGCCTACGATTGTAAGTGTATCAGTTGTTGTATCTGCCTCAACCGTATCTTGTCCTGATACAGCGATGTTAGCAAATGCATTACCTTGTGCAGCCGCACCTGCGATCTCTTTAATAGTGCCGCCATCATTGATATAAAACTTTTGTGCCGTTTTATCAATTGCGACTTCTCTATCTGTAATATCGCTAGTTGTAGGTGTAGCCGTTCCTGTTTTAATCTTAATTACCGTCGCCATATTATCTCTCTATATAACGATTAGTAAGTTCCGCCGTCTATATCGCCGTAGGTAACATTACTACCGTCTGATTGTAAAATCTTTCCATTTGCACCAAGTGATAGTGCAGCCAAAGTATTTGCCCCACTTGCACGAATTATATCACCTGTTGAATAACTTGTTAATCCTGTGCCTCCTGAAGTAGCTGCAATTGCAGTCCCATTCCATACACCAGTTGTAATTGTTCCTAATGTAGTGATTGACGCTTGACCAGGATAAGTTGTCTTAATCTGTAAGGCGTCTGAAGATACCTCAATAGTTGAATCATCAACAGCAACATTTAAAGTATTGCCTGATTTAGTTAAAGCGTCACCAGCAGTTATCTGACCTGCACCAGAGAATTGTGTAACCGTAATTGCAGTTGTTCCTAGTGTTGGTGTGCCATCGTGTGTAAATACAAAACCATTCTCACTATTTGCAGTTCCTTGTTCAACGAAAGTAAATGTTCCGCCTGTGATTTCAGAAGCTGCGTCAGCGTCACCTGCTCTTGTTAATACAAATGGGTTTGAACCATCACCAGTTGCAGTAACCGTATAGATACCATTTTGTTTTGTATCTGTTTGATTTTTAACTAATACTCTATCATTTGTTGAAACGGTTACGCCATCAATTGATAATGCACCATTTGAACTTGCAGTTAATGTGCCTGCACCATTATTATATGTTGAAGCCAGATTAGCAGTTGTTGCTACTTTAACAGATTCTTTTACATCTAAACCATTGACTACATTATCTACATATGATTTAGTAGCTGCGTCTTGGTCTTGTGTCGGATCTGTTAAGTTAGATATTCTACTTGAATTAACATCTACAACGCCTGAACCTTTAGGGTCAAGTATTAAGTCAATATTTGCGTCATCACCTTGTGTTCCTAGTTTCGCACCATTGCCTGTAGCAGAGTTTGTAACCTCTAAACTATTTACAGCACTAGCAGTTTGTTGAAACTTGATTTGTTCATTGCCGTTTGCGTCATTGATTGAACCCTCGTCAGCAATTTTAGGTGTTGTAAGTGTAGGTGTTGTTAATGTTTTATTTGTTAAAGTCTGTGTGCCAGTTAAAGTAGCTACGGTGCTGTCTATTGCAAATGTAACCGTATCGCCTGAAACTGAAGTGTCAATACCTGTGCCACCAGTAAATGTAAGTGTATCTGTTCCTAATACTACGCCATCGTCTGTGCCTGAGTCAGCAGCAATATCTAATGTTGTTGATATAGCAGCTGTGCCTGCAGCCGTTAAACGACCTTGTGCGTCAACGGTAAATGTTGGTATTGCAGTTGATGAACCATAAGATCCTGCAGATACAGAGGTATCATCTAAATCAATTGAAATCTGATTATTAGATACGGTTGTTGTAATACCCGTATCACCAGCGATTGTTAATGTTTCACCAGTATTAAATGTATCGTTTGATCCCGAGTCAGCTGCTAATGTAAATTGACTTGAAGCAGGTGCCGAGAATGACAGATTACCAGAACCATCTGTTACCAAGACATGACCATCTGAACCATCACTTGATGGTAAAGTAAATGTGACCGAAGTTCCTACACTATTGGGAGCTTTTAGTGCTATGAAATTTGAGCCGTTGTTCGTGCCTTCGTTAAATTTGATTGCGCCACCAGCAGTTGAATTATTACCTATTAGTAATTCATCTATCGCTTTATTACTATCTACAAGAATTGCAGATGAAGCTGTTAGTGTGCCTAATGCGTGATCTATTAATTGTGTAAAATATTGACCACCAATTTGTATTGCTGAATTTGATGTTGATGTTGGATCACCTATATATAATCGTAATCCCGATCCACCAGCACCAGTAGAAGAGGATCCTGTGTCATATACATATGCAAGTTCCCCTTGGTTAAGACCCGAAGGTGCCGTTGCGCCTGTGGTTCTTTTAATCTTTATTATTGTTGCCATTTTCTCTCCCTATTAAAATGTGCCGCCGTTTAGTATTAAGTTACCACTTTCAGTTATAATATCGTTTCTGGTTACGAATTTCTTTGTTGTATCATCATATTGAATTATAGCACCATCAAGCAATGTGCTTGCATTTACATCGCTTAATTGTGTTAGTTTATTTACATTACTAGCAATTTGGGTAATAGATGGTGTAGTCACGGAGACATTTTGAGGTCCCGATTGTGCATTTGTGCTGGAATCTACAACCGCCGTAGTATTTGTGCCTGTTGTAAATGTTGCTTCTACATCATTGACTGCCATTGCTACCCTAATATCGTTATATCACAATATTTATAATAACAAGGAGTTAAATCAAACCTCTATTTACTTGCGTTTGCGTCAGCTTTAGGTGCGTCTTTTTTAAGATCAAGCCCTAACTCTTTAGCAATAATACCATCATAGTGTGCTTGAAGAACAGCAACCTTTTCTAACTCTAAAGTTAGTTTGATTTTAGTTGCTTGTAAATCTTGTCTGATTACAATAGAATTAAATGTTTTAGGATTTAATTCACTTCTTTTGTATTCTTTACCTTCGATTGTAAATACTTGTTCTTCAGCAGCAGGTGTTGCTGGTGTTGTTGAGTTGATTGCTTCACTACTCATATACTATTTTCTCCTTCTATTATACATTAGGTCTAATCGTCATTAGACCTTCAATTATTCTTGTTACCGTGCCATTGCTATCAGTTATATCTAAATCATAGACATATCTTGCAGGCGCCTCAAGCAATGCTGTTTCAGCAGCTGTTAAAGACATACTTACATTGCCAGTTGTTCTATCTGAGGCAAACTCAATTGTCAACGCTGTTCTTGTTCGTGTTGACGCATGACCTAGTGCCATATTTGCAGAAGCCGTATAGCCTGTTAGATTTAAGGGTGTTCCCTGACTATCCTTGACGGTTACGGTTGAACTGAAATTTGCTCCTTGATCAATTATGTAGTTTGCTCTAGCTGCCATATTACTATTTATAACCCATTTAACTCATTATTTTGAGAAATAATTATCTATATCACTAGGCATTTTCATCATTGACTTACCTATATATGATGACTTATAGTTTGCTAATGATCTTAATAATAACTTATCATATTGTAGATTGTCTTTATCTACATCCCAAGGCGAACCCATTGCAAGTGTAAATTTTATAGTCTTGTCAAGGTTGACCATCGTATGAGGCCATGCACCAGACATGATAAAGGGTTGTTGCAATAGATTTTCTTTTATATGATATGTTTCGTCTTGCCCGTTAAAATATAGATTATCTGTCTGGCCTCTTAACACTACCCTAAATTTATGTTCTAGTGTATTGTTCGCAAAGTTTTTACGACTACAATCTATATGTGTAGGATTCTTTTCACCAGGTAGTGTAGATATAATTACTATACGACCTAGATCGGGTGCCCATGGTTGTATGTTCTTCTTTATATATTCAACAATCTCTGGCAGTTGTTCGCTTTCTTTTGACCATTGAAGTGTTGATTTGTTTTGTAGAGTATCGCCACCACTTACATAGATAGGTATGTGTCGGCAGTTTCTAAACTTATCATCAAAACTATTTTCATCTACTATCTTCTCTAATCTTTCTATAAGATCAGGTGTCGTATTGAACTTAGGTAAATCTAAATAAAGAAATGCTAAATCGTTAATCATTTTTAATCATTGGTTGTGTGTATCTACTCCAAGGCGTATAGTAGCCTTCGATAGAGTTTTTATAATCAGGATCTTTTTTCATTAGGTGAAAAGTTATGCCTAGTTTCCACTTACAATCTTTTTCAACAAAACCTGCAGGTGCGTGTAATACCGAGGTGTCTTGCACTATTGCTGTCTTTGGTTCCCACTTCAATACTTTCTCAATTGAAAGGCCATCATAAGAACCTAGAGGTATGTGTGTTGGCATTATCTTTTCTAATTGTTTGTGATCCCTATTTGTGTAATCTAAATCTTCTACACCATACTCATCATAAGATTGATGTCTTATAACATTATGATAATTTGCAAAACTATTAATTAATCTGCCTCTCATAAATTGGGTTGCATGGCCTCTATATCTTTGATTAAAGGTTACATATTCGCTTTCATTTATATGATCAATTGCAATAGGTATAATTATATCCTTGTATGGTCTATAACCATCTAAATGGGTTACACTATCTGTATGAAGGCCATACGGCTTGACTGCTTTAAAGAATTGATCTCCCACACTTATAGGGTCATTACTTATATCGCTATAGAAATAAATATCATCGCCAAACTCCTCATGTATTTTAGGTCTTAAAATATCTGATATAACTTTTTCTTTTAAAGGATATATTATATGATAGATATGATTATTTACAACCTCTACATCTTTATATTTTTCATAGAAGTCTATTAGTGTATCTTTTTCTTTGTCGTTTATAAACTCGTCAATCGTATATGAATCTTCGTATTGATCCTCAAATAATTTTACATCTGGATTATGAATGATATCCATGTTTCTTAATTCGTCATCTTTAAAAATTTTGTTTGTCTTATAACTAGGCATGATACACCCTCTTATTTTTAGATGAATCAAAATCTCTTACGCTAAATGTTGTATCGGGATTCCAATCTTCAACCCTTTTAAACATACGAATAGATATGTTTAGTTTCTTGCCTGCACCTTTTAGATGATAGTTTGATGGCCCATGTATCATAGATGAATCTTTTATGATTGCATTACCAGGCACATTTTTCTCAATACTATGCACCGTAAAGCCTTCAAAGTAGAGAGGCGAAAATCTATCGCCTATATGATTTGCAACAAATTCATAATCGACCGTGTTGTCATTTAGATATTTCATGCCTGGTATATCGTATGTTTCTCTCAACGCATTTGAATAAACATTTAATCCTTTATCATCTGATCCTTTTCTAAAGTGAGTCGATCTTCTATACATACGCTGATTAAAGTTGTATGTATATACCTCAGCGTCATTTTCAATCCATAGGGGTATGACTATATCTTTTTGTGTCAGCCATTTAGGTATGTGTGTGATTGCGTCTGTATGTGGTGCAAATATCTTTGATTGTTCTATAAAGAAGTCTGCTGAATGTGGCGTCTTGTCTTCATGTATCTGGCCATATAATCTAAATTCGCCAAAGTGTTTTTCTATTCTAGGTAAGATTAATTCTGCTACCTCATTATTTTTAAAATCTTCTATGTAGTTAAGATTGCCGCCTTGAATATGCCAACCCTCGGTTTTTATATTCTTGTAATAATAATCTACAAGAAACTTAACCTCTTGGTCGTCAAAAAACTTCTCTATCTGATAGACATCTTCCTCTGGAAAGATACCGTCCCATAATGTTTCGTTAGGATTATTAAACTCATTTATCATTTATCTTTATGCTCTCAAAGGGTATATCATGTAATCCCATGTGAAAGACAATCCTCTCAATCGTAGGTGCCTTTACGCCATGTGCTTTTTTAGTATTGATCACGGTCATGTTTTGATACAACACCTCTGTGCCATCATCAAAGTATAGAGGACCAGTCATTTCTGTAATAGGTATAACAACGCTTGATTTACTTAAAACATCTGTATGTAGGGGTAATTCGCCACCAGGTAATACCCTAAAGAAATTACATCTAAAATCCCTAGGTCTTATGCCTAGATAATTCCATATCTCTTTTATCTTTCTTAATAGTGGCCTATCAAACTCATTTATTTCCTGAACAAAGAACTTACGATTTTCCCATGACATATATTCTTTATATAACTTATTACTATCTTCCCATTTAC